GCTTTCTCCCTATCCACAGTGCCTGAGAAGACGTTTTCCACATTCCATGCATGAATGTCCCCATTTGGTTGCGGATGGCCACACAGAGCCAACAGGGCCCTAATCTCAGCCCCATTATAGTCAAGCGCCACAAAGAAATCATTCATTGGGAGAATTGCCTCTTTATTCTCCGCTTTAATATTCATAATGGGAAAAGACTTGGAAGTTGTCGTCAAGCGACCTGTCTTGGATCCAAACAAATCATAAACAACCCGGAGCGGTTTCCCAAAGAATCTAATGTAGAGGCTGCGAGCCTTGGCGTCATGGAGGGATAAATTTTCCATTTTCTCCCAATTGACTTTGATTGGCTGCAGTGCGATTTCTTGGATAGTCTCATATGTTTCTCGGAGGAACGAATAGTTCTTTGGCCGAGGAATCGTGTCGAAAACGTGATCACAAATGCGATTTTTGATGTCTAAAAAGTGATGAAGGTGTTTTTCTGGTATAAGATCAAACACGCACACATCTTCTATATTAATTTTCGCGTTGAGAAAAGAATTTACAAACGCATTTATTTTTTGTTCTCGATATTCGAATCTGCTTCTGAGTTCGACTGGGCAAACGTCTTTAATATCTCTTCCGCTACAGTACAAAGAAGCATAATCAATAGGGTGATCCCGCAAGTGACGAGACCAATTCCATGTCCGATCGAACCCGTTAGGAATTCTGCCATCATAAAAAAATTGTTCATTACCATAAAGTCCAAAGCATTCATTTTTATCGTCAATAACCTGAAAGGTTGTCATGCGTCCTCCAACGCTTAATATCCACCACCGCCTCCCGACGGACCAGAACTTCTTATAGAAGTACCAGTTGTCAGTGTGGCCCCAGAAGAAGTTCTAGATTCGTTTGCAAAAGGAACTGAACTTATGGGTTTTCTGACGTTTCTTGCAAAGTCATCATAACCATAGGGTTTGTTCCAAGTTTGATTTCCGAACCTACTATTAATATAGCCCATTACCTTATTCTTGTCAAGTATTTTTGCTCTTCTTTTTATACTTTTTATTTTGTTTTCTGTAAAGGGATGGCCTTCCTCGTAATTTCTGAATGAAATATATAAATCATACCAATAATCATCTGCAATTGAAGCTTGAGAAATTTGATTTCTTTGTGTATATTTTTGTTTTGTTTTTCCACTACAGACAATTAAATCTTTAATTTCTGAATTGACAATTGCAAAGAAATTATAATACTTTACTATAATTCTTTTAATTGTATTTAAATTAATATTATATGTTATATTATACCTATTAAATATATCTTCAAATTTACTAATTCTATATTTGCCAAGATATGGTGCCATGGCTGGGGATTGTAAATCCGCGATCAGAATCCAAGGAGCATGCTCCATCAGAGAGAAGCCTCTGTTCAGCATAACTTTCTTGTAGTAATTAAAATTCTTGTCATCAATGAAATTATCTATTTTTGCTTGATCTTTATCTATGTCCAGCCCCCCAATGTCTATTGCAAGGCCCGAATGGAAAACACTAGCAGAGGTTGATCTACACCACTTTTCCATTGTTATTGGGGTGCGTGTTTGATCTCTAGATATTATTTTTAAAAATAACTTGACATATGAGTAAAAATCGGTTATCTTATTAAGGTCGGTGTGGTTTGCTAAAATTTCTGTATTGTATCTCAGGAATATTCCTGAGAGGGTGGTTTCATAGTCTTTATAGGGAGAACGGTATGCTCTTTTTGCCTCCATAGAATACATTAGCGGATTGCTTTTTTCAAGCAATCCGGCGTTGCATGCGTATTGAAAACTTTTTCTAACATCATCAAACGCATCAACAACAAAATCCATTGCAATCATTCCTGTGCCGGGGCTGTTTGTCGCGGTTAATGGTTTCAAATATTTGGTTTTGGGCATTATGGAATTATCCTTGTGGTCAATGGTGCCATAATATGCTTGCTCGAAGAAAGACAAATCCTTTGTTTCTTTGAGCGAACCTTGGTAGGCATTGACATAAAAATTTGCTCTATGCCACCAAATATCTTTGGCTGATGTTATATCATTTGTGCCTCTAAATTCTCTTGCCATTATAAGTTTACTCCGGTCCATAATGAAATGGACGCTTGCTCGATGTCTCTATTAAATACCTTTGGGTGGAAAATAATTTTGATTGGATCTAAATCTTCAACGATTTTTTTTCTAGGCGCGTTGTTGGGCATTTTGCAAGAATTGCCGGAACAATTACCACCATTCACATAAACTGAATTGTTATTTCTTCCTCCGGTGGTCGTAACCTTTTGTCTTACTAAATATCTTGTTATTCCTCTTTTGGTTTTAATTGAATGATTAACAATTTGCATGTATTCATCGTAAAGAGCCATTTGAATAATCATTTGATCTCCGTTGACATGGATAAATGTCCTAAGAAGAAGATGTCCGTTGTCATATGCACATTTAAGAGCATCCTTGTCATAGTTACAATCTTCATAGATAGAAGAGATGGTTTCGGAGTTATATACCAAGATAATATCATTTGCTGGTCCGTGCTGATCTTTTGCATATCGTTTATAAACAGAAGTATAACCGAACACAAGGTTTTTGTCAACTAAAATTCCATAATCAGAATTGTTTATTATTATTGGATCTTCAACATACACCTCATACATTCGACTACTTTGAACTGTCATGACTTCTTGCGGAACATCTTGTGCAAAACACAAAGATAGTAAAGATAATAATTTTAACATTTCATATAGTTCTCCTATGGTTGTGCTTCTAAAGCCGCTCTTACTTCTCCTGCTTCTGCCACTCTCTTGGTCTCCGCTGCTAGGCTGGCGCAGTTGGCGGATTTGGTGGCGGCGGCTGCAATCTCTTCCGCCGTCGGATCCGAGCCCTTCCTCCTAAATGCGCTAATATCTGTTGTTCTTGTCCATATGGCGTCAACTTTGCTTGTGAAGCTTTGATCTGATTTAATCGACCCTTCAACTTTGGTTATTAGGTGATATCCTCCGATGCCCAACACATTGGAAAGAGAACCCTTATCCGTTGGCCAACCCATATTGTCTCCATCATCTGGCTCCAAGGCAACAAAACACAGCATTCCGGGCTTAAACAAGGTGTTTGGCTCCAATTCCATTGAAACGCTGTAGTGGTTTGATAGAAGGCTCATTCCGCCGGCCCCGCCGTTGAAATAACGAGACTCTCTTAGTCCGGGGGCATTTGTTCTTTTAAAAGATGCCGTTTTCACACATCCGGTTTTAATAGATCTATTAATTTTGAAAAATGACATGCCAACATCTTCAAAATCTTTTCTACTGCCGTCGTGTTTTTCGCTATAAACGTTGTGTGATGACGTGTAAATTATGGCGTAATTAGTATAATTTGTAACCGGGGAGGTATCATCAACTTTAAAGAAGGGAAGACCCTCTCCCTTGTCCAATGTACTTGGGCTTAGATCGAGGACTTGGCCTGCGTTTTCATTTATGTGTCTGGAAACACTAGTCGTTCCCCACCTATTGTTTCCAGCGTACATCCCTTCTGTTATTGGCACCCACCCATATTCATCTTGCCATTTTGTATTATATCCAACCCACGCATCCAACAAGGGGTCTCCAACCGCTTCGAAATGCCCGACTCTAAATGTAATCTTTTCTTCGTTCACATAATTAAAACATTGTTCATTCATAACATTTGTGATAAGCCTCTCAACAAGATCTCTTACAAATGTTATGACCGGATAATACTTTCTCTCTTTTTTAACGACCACTTCTTCATACCAATTCTTAAAAAATTGTAAAGATACTGGAATGTCTAAGATGTTTATGGATATCCCGACTGCATTTTCTAACGCCGGATTTTTCCAAAGAAATGACCCCGCCCCGAATCTAAGCTTCAAATGACTGACATTATCTACGAGTTCATCATAAGAATCGCGTTTGTCTTGTTCTCCGATTTCGCCATATAGAACATCAGAAACAACGTCCATTAGGTCGCCCAAGGAAAAGAAATGAACGCTTGGTTGGGATGGATCGATTATCGCCTCTTTTCTTTTTGGCTGAATTGTTGTAGATGCTTCACCACCCGCAGCAGGAGCCGCCGCCACTGCCGCCGCACCTATCAGGGAACTATCCAGAAAAATCTCGTTGTTGTAATCTTTATTAGAAAAATTGTGTTTTGTGGCCGCCATGAGAGCATGCTCGCTCAAACTGACTTCTTTTATAAATTTTCGTTTATAAAGTTCGGGAATTATTTTTCTTCGTCTTGATTCTGTTGTAATAGAATTGGACTGTCGTGCTAAATCCTTCTTGATGCTTCTTAAGTCTTCTATTGGGCAGCCGGCGGCCTCCATAATAACTTTTCTTTGAGCATCTTCCGTATCTTTTCTTTCTATAATTAATTTTTTATCAGCCAAAGCATCCATCGCTGGAGATTTTAGCGCTGTTTCCATATATCCGCGATAAGAAATCGTCAATTCATATTGTAAATTGGATTTATGATTAATAGAAATTTCATGATCTTCCAAGGCTAAATTTAAAACCAAAGTTGAAGTCATCAAAGAACTATTGACCACTTCAACTTTACCAGTCACCTCATCATCATCTTTTGAAATATTCTCTGAGTCTATTTGACAATTCAAAATAACTCGAATTCTATTGTAGTCCGGGGAATATTGATTGATTATTGTGGAGCCCAAGCCATTAGAGTTTCCGATTGTGTCTGGGTAAACTATCAAATCTTTTAGGCTATAAGTGTGTGCCACCGAGACTTCACCTTCCTTTGTTATGACTTGCAATTGTGCTCCTAACATTGAGGCCGATGCCAATTTGAATTTGAGTTTAGCTTTAACATCCCTTCTGGCTGTCGCGGGATTGCTGCCGTCCATGGTGTATGAAAAAGAATCAAAAACGATTCTCCCGCCCAAATTATCTAATTTTGCATCCCCCTCACCAGCCGTGACTGCTTGAATGTTTTGTTGGATTAATTGTTCTTCAAGTGTTATTGCTTTTTCGATCACTACTGTTGCCACCTCGTCGGCCGTTGCTGGTACCCTAGCAGATGATGCCTGCACCCCTTTGTCTCCCCCGGCAACAACCGTCATTTTGCCCTCCTTTACCTTGGCTTGGGATAACAAAAATGGAATTTCTTGAAGCTCGGAGAGTTTCCCATTCTTACTGAATTTTGGCCGAACCAAATAGATCTTAAGTTTGTGGCCGATGTGAGAATATAAATCTTTTGGAGCATGTGTAACAAACTCATCAGAGTCGTGCCAACCTCTTAAAACATTAACAACCTCTTGTTCGCTATCCCCCATGGAAAAAGGAATGCATCGTCCTCCCCAATAATATGGTTTTCCTTTTCTTTGGTTTTTAAAATAATTGGAAAAGTTTTCTAAATTTGCAAGAAACGCGCATTGCTCGGAATATTTCTCCCAAAATACATTGGACGCTTCTTCTTCCTTTTCTTTATCCTTTTCCGGTTCGGGGGCCTTGTTGAGGCCGGCGGCTAGCCGATCTTTTATTAATTGTGCCCCAATAGCGCTTTCGGCGGCTGCTTCCGAGGCCGATAAGCTTTCCAAGCCCTCATCCAACCCGGATGTCGCAGCGCCAAATTCTCGGAGAATTTCATCGCCTTTCCCATCAGCATACCAAGCCTTAGCGGCAGCAGAATAAAACATGCCGGTGCCTATCTGATAATAACTAACAATTGCTATGTGATCATCAGGAAAATTTAAAGTTGATTGGGAGCTTTTCTCAAATGCCTCAATTGCTTGCGCTTCGTCTGTGACAACATTTGCTTCAATCGCCCATGCGACAAACCCTTCTTTTGCTGACTCCTCGTTGGCAATCAAAAAGAGAAAGTCTTTGCCCCATTGTTCATAATTTGCAATTTCTGCTGCCGCAGCATCGAATGCTGCTCTTTCCTCTGAGGTGCTCCACCCTGCCTTTTCAGTAGCATCAAACCAACCTATTGACTCCAGCGCGTCTTTTGTCCAAGTGATGCCTCCAACACCAGTGAAGAGCCCCGGAACAAAAATTCTAGTAGTAGAATTTGTAGCCCCGTAGCCGGTTTCCCAAACTCCCACGTCTATTTTGGCGGTTGAGCCCCCTTCTGTTCCCCCGAGTAATTTCTCTTTTTCACCTTTAAAAGTCTTAACAAAATCTTCAATGCCCACCCTACACCCCTCCTGCAATGGCCCCGGGGCTATCTGGAATTTCTATAGTGGTTCCATATTCCAAATGGGCTTCTGTTGGGGTGTTATTATACATAGCAATCACCCACCAATAATCATAAGTACCGTAGTAGTGATAGGACAATTTGAAAAACCTATCCCCCATTGACCAAATGTGTTTTCTCGAGGACACTCCCTTTAGCACATCGGTAGAAAAAGTTCTGGTTCTATAGTGAGTTATGCCCTTTGGAACCCCTCTATCCTCGAAAGTGTTTTTATAGAGATCATCATTGTTTTTAATTTTTCTCATATTTCTATATCTTGGCATTATTTTGTTTTCCTTTATTTACACGCATCAATGTACTTTTGAATATTTCCATCAACATCACCCTCGGAGGCCTCCCCACCATCTAATTTTTGAAGTGGTAGGGCCTTGTTCTTTCTTAAACTCAATCCAAAATTATAATTTGGATAAATTCTTTTTAAATATTTTGCCCTTGATAAACCTTTGTTTTTCTCATCGCACAATGTGGGCGGTGGAGTTCCTTCTTCATTTCCTGTATTGCCCCCGCCACCACTATCTCCTCCGGAACTCCCTTCATTTCCAATAGTTTCGGCATAATCTATTCCAAAAGGCCATCTGCTATCGTCATCATATGATAATTTGTTTTTACTAAGCGGAGTATTTCCCAATTTGCTCAAAGCGGCTTCATTCAATTCAAATTCAAAAGAAATTTTTAAAACTTTGGGAATTATGAAGTTACTAGCGTATTCAAAAAACCCTGCGTCCATATCCACCGTTATGTCCATTTTCGAAAGTACACAAAACAGACCATTAGACTTAATTTTATTGTAGCTTAGAGAACCAACCGTTGGGCTGTGTGGTTTGGATAGAAGGTTTTGAAAATAAGCATAAACATTGACCCCTATATCCCGGGAAGTTAAAGATAAACCATATTTACTTTTGTTCTTGGAACTGGCCAAGGATTTTATAGGAAATCTAGCCAATGCTTGAATCTGCGCCAAATTGGCCCGGGCTTCTTTTAAAGAATCTGAAGGGATATTGACATCGACATTAAATTTTCTACTCTTTATCCCCCCTCCAAACAAAACCATCGTGACGTCATCCGTCGGGTTTTCCAATTTTGAAAAAGAATTTTCCTGTTTAAAAGAAAATTTATCAACGAACGCTTTAAATGCAGCGAATTTGTCTCCAACGTTATTAGCTATTCCAATCCAAGCTCCTTTATAGCTAGCATATTTACCAGTGTCGCCCATTTTGTTAACAGAGTGTGCGTCGCTCAATGGCATTGTTATTCCAAATGGCCAATTTTGTGTATCAGTTGTTTTATATTCTCCTGTCTTGTCTAACCCTTCAATACTGCGAAACGATCCTCTTGTTACCTTGCCTTTATAATATGGAGTAAAGTCCGGAAAAATGTTTAGAGCAAATGAAATTGAATAAACTTTAGGTATTATTTTGCCATCTTTTTCAAACACCCCCATTTCCATTTCTGGATCAAAGCCTAAAGATGTCATATAACACCTAACACCATATCTTCGAACTTGATACCAATTTTGAACTCCTACTGATGGATCTGTTTTTAATCCATTTTGAATTAAATTGGCAAATAGGACATACATGAAAGACTGAGAATTTACGGCGTCCGACTCTTTTGAGTGACTGCTCTTGCCCCCGGTGTTGCGAATGTATCTCAATAGTTCTTGAAACTTGGCCAAGTTCATTTCAGCCTCAGCAACAGAAGTAGCAGGAACATTAAGTTTAAACGAATAGTTAAATTTTGAAGTAACCTGTTTAACAACTCCGGTATTTTTAAAGAATTCTGTGTCTATTTTCACGCCGTAATCTAATCCAATTTTAAAACCATCAACAAATCCTTTAAAACTTATAACTCGTGAAACATCTTCGTGGGCGATATACAGAATAGCATTTTTATTAGTAGAATAACTCCCAGCACTATCATTAGGTGCTGATAATTTTCCAAATTTATTAATTTTAGCATCGAAAAAAGTCATATTTTTGCCAACATATCCATTACAACATTTTCAACATCTAATTGTTCGCCGTTAATGTATACATTAACTATGGGTTGTGGTATTTTTATTTCTGGAATATTAACATCGACGGTTAATTTTTCGGAAGTTAAATTCGTCAATATCCCAGCATCTCCTGACATCACCACGGAGGTCTTGCCTCCTTCAACAGAAGCAGCCAGAAAACCATCACCAACAATACTGCTAACGCCCGCCGCCAATGACATGATAGATGCCACCCCAGCGGCATACGCATTCATACCAGAGCCAAGCTTGGTCATGTCATCCGCCAGTGATCCCAAGCTTGTCATTGCTTCCGTTATTCCAGCTAAAACAAACACGCCTACTATGCTTGTCATTGCTAGCATTATTGCAGCGACTGCTGTTAACGCCATCATAGATGCTATCCCTAGGGCACCTATCGATCCGGCAATCATCCAGACCCCTGCTGCAACTTGGGGCAGAATTGTCACATTGTTTATAAACAATTCAAATAACCCTGAGACAGACTCAATAACAGCCGAGAGTCCAAAAAACACCAATGAAATGGCAGCAGACAATACTGAAAGAACTAGAGCGGCAACCAAAGCTGGTCCTTGAACTGTATCAAGCGCCTTTCCCAATAAAAACACATAACCTGCCACAACTAGAGGCATTAAATAAAAAGCCGGAGATCTAGTTGCATGCCAAACCGCCGCTAATATACCCAAAATTGCTGCCAACATCAGGATCTTTTTCCCTGCACTTTGCTGTGCTGCTTGGTTGGCTATCCATGCCTTAGTATTAAGAGAAATTCCCGCAGCCTCGGCAGCTTTTGCAGCCGCCAGAGCAGCGGTTTTATTGATCATAAAAGTGGAATAAACTAACCAAGCTGATCCCAGCGCCGCCATAGTTATCATTATACCATTCATGTTTTCTGCTAGACCGGTTATTACCCACGCCATCCCATCTAGCATCGAAACAACAGCCTCGTTTGCGGCAAGTTTCGCAAACGCCAATTGAAGCTTTTCCATTACTGGTACCATTTTCTCTGTTGCTTCGGCTAATTGTTTTTGAGTCTCGGCGCTTGCTGCCATATCGTTTTCATAACTCAAATAATCTTCTCGGCTCATGTTAAGAACTTTTTGAGCCTTGGCCATATCACCGCCAAATCCGGCCTGCGCGACGGCCAGTTGGGTATACCTATCCATGGCACCAAATCCACCTCCAACCATTTCAATTTCGCTTCTTAACTTTTCAACTCTCTCTCCATAGTTCATATTGACCATTTCAAGTGCGCTGAACTGGGTGCCCAATATTGCGTTCAATTGTCCAGAGACTTCCGCCGCACCTTTGAATGTGTCAAATTTGGCACCAATGGAAACCAATTCCCCCATAGCAACCCCGGTGGCTTTAGATTGAGCGGCCAAATCCTTAAAGACACCTATTGTTTGGTTTCCAAAAGAAGCAATCTTACTATAATTTGAAGACCAATCTGCTGCCATTTTCTTTGATGAAATTCCAATTGCGGACCCGGCCCTAATGACTTGCCTCGTCATATCGGCAGACTTCTCCGCTCCCATCCCCATAGCTTTGTTCATAGTATCCATCATTTTAGCTGATTCACCAGCACCAACCCCAACTTTAGATAGCAATGCTACGGTTTCTGTCATGTTTTCATTTACAGCCTTGGCATTGGGATTAAACCCAGAAAAGTTTTCCGCAAGACTTCCTAGAGCAGCGCCGGCCTCTTGCATGGATACACCAGATTTTACGGTTGAAGAATAAACACTATTGATTTGCCCCCTAAAGTCTCCTGCAAACCCGGTTGCCCTTTGAAACGCCACCGAGGCCTTATCTAAAGCAATTGCGTTTTCTGCCATTTTACCCAACAAATTGGCTGCTATATTCATAGGATTGACCAACCCAAATGCCGCGTCCCTCAGAGCACCCATTTTCTCTGTTTTCATACCTTGAAAGGCATCAATCATGAATTTTATACCGCCACCAATTTTAGTATCCAATACGTTGGCAGTTACCCCCATGGATTTGGCCAAGGAACCAGCGGCACTATTGGCTTTTCTAACAAATTTCTCAGCATCTTCTGTATGAGCACCGGCCAATTGAATTTCGTGATTTACTTGTCTCCAAACGTCTTTTTGGGACTGAAGAAGTTTTAATTTTTCTTCTTCAGTCCCAGCACTTTTAAGCGCGTTTTTTGCCGATGCTATTTCCAACAAGAGCTTTTCTTTTAATTTTGGATTTATTCGTCCAAGCTCCCTAAAAGATTTTTCTAATTTTTCAATAGCGGCTTCATCTATTTTCAATCCTTTTGCTAATTCTGCTGTTTGCTGTTGAAGTTGAACTAAAATTTTATCTTGTTGGTTTAATTGTTCTTTTAACTCTTTGTTGGTTCGACTAGCCCATGTAACCTTCTGCTCTTCGAGTCGCGATAGTTCTTTTCCACGCTCCAACATATGGCCCATTTGCTCTGCAATTTCAGCACTAGTGGCAGCTTGCATTCCCAAGGCCTCTAAATCTACAGGATTATTACCGCCCCCAGTGCCTGTGTCGTCTCTACCACCCATTTATCCACCCTCATTCTTTATCATAAATAGTTTTAAAATAAAAATGCCAAGCGAAAGCTTGGCATCATAACTATTTTCGTCTTGCTTTTTCTGCTTCTTCCTTTTCTTTCTCAAATTCTTTGATCATTCTCTCTAAGAACCATTTGCGAAGACCGACCGGAAGATTATAAAGCTCGAACATCGACCATCCTCCATGATGTTTCAAGAGGAAGAATTGCTCATAGACATTTTCCATATACTCATCGGTCAGGCCAAAAAAAGTCCGCGTTGAACGGTACCTCCATTTCTTGCTCATGGGAGCAAGATTTGCATTCAAAATCTCTATACACCCTCAAATCTGGGGATAGTTCCTTGTACGCTCCTCTGAGGATTCTTGTTTCTTTGGCCGTTACATTGTCAATAACATAGTCAATGGTTTTTCTATCCGTATATCCATTGACAGATACAATAAAGAATCTCATTTGGCCAGTTAAGGTTTCTTCAATTTCGTTTTCTCTTTTACTTTTCTTTTGGGCCGCCTTGATCATACCAACTTCATCTCGACCAGTTAACATCTTAACTTCCATGAGAAGCTTAGACAATGGAAGGGTTACGACGTAATTGCCGTTGTCTTTTTGTTGAATATCAAATTCTTCACCCCATTCCCCGCCATGGCGTATTGTTGGTTTTAAGAGATTGAAGTTTAGTTTCGTTCCCTCTCCACAAGCAGGACAATTTATCCTCGTTTGGTAGATGTGGCCATATGCTGATGCTCTGGCTGCAATTAGAATGGCGTTTCTATCTCCAATTAGAAGATCTTCTGCTCGGATATTTCTGTCGACAATAAGATTGTCGATAAGCCTTTCAATTGCCAATCCTTTTTTAAGCAAAGAGCGAGATGTTAATATGTCTTCATCCTTTGCTGTCATGTATCTAATTTCAATCGTCTCTTGATTGTGAAGGGGATGTCCTTGTGGATACATTTTACCCTTTGAGGGCAATTCTACAAATTCTTTTGGTGTGACAAAATCCATTGGATTTGCCATTTGTGGCGCCGGGGTTTCTGCACTTGGCCTTGCCCCGAAGCGTTCTTCGTTGTTTCTCATTTATACCTCTTTAAAAATTATGAAAAATTGTTCCATGTTGTCGAAGTCAGTACTCCAGTATCCATTTCATGTATAGCATAATCATATGCTATATCGAGCGTGTATTCAACCAAATTATCATCTTCGTAGGATAGATCTCCAAATTTAATTGATTTTATGATGGGGCCATGCAACGTCCATTGTTCAGTAACATTGACTTTCATCGGGAAATTACCATCATCATCGGCTGTCCCTGAAATCGCACCAGACCCCAATTGTTGAATGACTACGGACTCCGGCGCCCGATTCATCTTCCCGCCGGGAGTGTACCCTTTATCACCAGTTATTGTATTATCCCATAGGCCCTGCCCAAAGGCATTAATTCCGGATGATAGTTTTTCCGGCGATGACATTTGGGCTTTGTCTCCATTAGAATTAATAGCATGCTTGTCTTCCGTTGGAATAGCGTAGCCGCTATTTCTAAGAATTTTCCATAACATATCAGCAGTATCTAGACCATCACCATCACTGTCGGCATCACCCGGGCCCATACAGACAAATGTAATTGTGATAGGATTCCATTTTGCAATGCCGGGATAGTTGAAATGATGATTTAACAATTTGTACTCTTTGGTTGAAATCTCAACACTTGGTTTTGAAATACTTTTAACATTTGGGAGAAGGAAGGTCCCAAAGTTTACAATAAACCGGGACTTCATTTTTGGTTGAACATTGTGATTTGTCCAGAAAGCCATAATGTTTTAATCTGCGCTGGTTTCTGTGCTATAATAAGGTGACCCCTCTTCACCGGCTATCACGCATGTCGCCCAGTCGTATCGTATACCCAATTCAATTTCAATAAGATTATCATCTTCATATGATAATTCGCCAAATTTACAAGTTTTCAACCATGCTTGTTTGAGTGTCCATTGTTCAATTTCCACTCCTTTTGCGTTAAGTTGAGAAATTACAACTTCGCCTAATGCGCTTTTTGCTTTACCTTTGGACATGCTTGACATATCCGCCGCAGTAGTTCCGCTTGGAATAGCATAGCCCATGGCTGCGATGATTTTATTTGTATTGGCAACTGCATTGGGAGTTACGGGGTCAACAAGGGTGAGACTAATTTCTTGCCACTCAACCCTTCCCGGCCAATAATAATTATGATTCAAAAAAGAATGCTTCGATTCAGTAATTGAAAAATTCGGCTTAGTTACTTTTTTTGCGAACCAAATAATTGGATCGGTACCCCCTAGATTATCAAATGAAATTTGCCACCTGAAACCTCTTTTGGGATCTGCACTTGTAGCGCTTACTGTTGTCCAAAATTCTGCCATTGATTAATTCTCCTTTATATTATTTAGTGCCTTACGCAAAATCTGCACCGGATCGAGTAATAACAAAATCAACAACAATGTACTCAATGGCCCGAGCCGGTTTGATATAAATTTTAGCATACATAATGTTTCTATCGATCAAATCCGCAGTCGTTGTTGTTTCATCAAGAATGAGTTTATATTCTACAATTCCAAAGCGAGATTTAACATCTGATAGCACTGGCTCAACTTGTCCTTTAAACCTTGCCCAAGTTGAAGAAATGTTTTGATCAAAAAGAAGGTTCTTAGAAATAGTGCTGACTTTGCTTTTGAGATAGAGAAGCAATCGCCGAACATTGATTCTATCCAATGCTGACGGAGTGCTCTGAAGTGTCTTTTGACCAAAGATAACAACACCTTCGTTTGGAAATGTTGCGATCGGGTTAATGTTTTGAGCGTAAAGTTTGTCTCTTTCGCTTACATCCAATCTTTGTCGAGCTTGCACAACCCTTGGCCCTTGGCCTCCGCCAAGATTCCCAAGACCACCACGATTAAACCCTGCTGGGGCAAACCAAAGTTCGCTTTGTGCTTCAGATTTTGCAAAAGCACCCAAAGCGGCAATAGACGACGGTACCCAAACTCTCTGAGCACTTCCAAGGGTATCTTGAATTTGAACCCATGGGTAGAAAGCACATGCATAACTTGAGTCAATGTTTCTATTTTTCAAAGCTGTGACTGCGCTGTCGACAGATCCTCGCCTAGTAGATGCTGCCGCGTTTGATTCGGCGCTTGGCAAATAATCATTTTCTAAATCTATAATTCCTAAACAATCTTTTCTTTCTTCACAGATATTGATTATTTTATTTGTAACAACTGGTTGATAAATTCCGGGAACCATCATTAAATTGCAAGGAACATTTTCAACATCATTAACTGAATCCAAAGCTTTGGCTAATGAATAATAAACATAGCTATTTTGATTTGTCGACTCATCACTAAGGAGACTATTCCTAAAAGGTTCTTTCTCTTTAACGTCTAAACCGTCAAATCCTCCAAAAAACGGAGCAGCAAATTTTTTAACTCGTTTATTTAGCAAAGCAGTAGAACTGGACATGGCTGTGTAGGAAGTCCCACTCCTTCGAGATCCAGAAGTATAGGTAACAGTATTTAGTGCATCGTCTATTATAATGTCATCCAAAGAAAAGACAAATGAGTGTTCAAAATAAGTATCTGGTGACCTTTGTTGGTGATAATCATCACCCATTCTTCTAACGTAGTCTCCATATCCCGGATCCAATTGGTTTGTGGTACTAGTAATTGTGGGCCTTATTCCCCATGTGCAAGAGTATGGGCTTGAAGGGGATCCTTGTGTCCCATTTCCCCTCAAAGGAAGAGACGGAAAGTGGTAAGATGCGCTAGCATCTAATGGTAGAAGAAACTCTGTGAATTGATGTGGAGCGAATTCATATCCGTCAGAATCCAGCCCAGCCATATAAACAGACCCTGATCCCAAAGCCATGGCTCCGGGAAGATTTTGATCATCTAAGGAAAATGGTCCAAGTTGTCCGTAACCAATTTTAAAAGTTTGTGGCCTGATAGGTCCAAAGAAACCAAAGGGTAAAACATTGGTTACTTCTGGTCCTGTATCTTTTATATCGTCATGAACAACTACTCGAACAAAATCAGAATTGTTCGGCCAATCTCCGGAGGCTCGATATCTTCTATCCGATTCTGACCACTCTAAACTCTGGTCCCCGATTCTTCTTCCAATATAATTTCTGTCTGCTGGGTTTAAGTTTAGACTTCTATATTCTTCTAAAACTTCTCCACTAAGGTCTTGAATAAGCAAAGTAAATGTTGAGAAACCACTTACATTTGGATTTGATGGCAAGGCAAGATCACTAATAACAACAATGGTATTCTTTTGAAAATCTTCTCCGTCATGAAGAGACTCTAAATAAAATAATTTTTGAGAATTCAAAATTTCATGACTGGTAGCTTCTCCATAATCTTGCCCAAAGAACCAACCTGTCGTTGCTTTTTTCATTCCTTCTCTGTGCATATGGGGGCCTTGGCCTACCGAGCTAGTAGCCAAACCAATTAATATCCCCTGAACTCCGTTCGCCCCAGCAGTCGTGTCAACAAAATCAGCCAAATGTCTATCAAAAGTTTCACCTAGCCAATAAGTTTTTGGACTACTAACCAAGGTGCTGTTACATAATTGGGGATTAGTGTTAAAAACATTTCTAATGTAATCTGCGCTGTTTCGATCAAAATTAAATTGTTTTGTATCTAAAATAGTGCCGCTATCATTTCTTATTTCCATTTTGAAACCACAGTTAGCGGCATTCGAATAAATATTCACTGCTGCTCCAGACAGGGCAATTTCTGTGCCTCCTGCTCCAAAGTTTCCTTTCAACAACACTGCTCCGCTATCGACATAAAAAATAGCAGCCAACGAACCAGTTGGGGCAGATCCGGAGTTTGAAAGAAACAAGCCGTATGCCCCTCCATTTGAACCAATCGCTTGCGCCAAATTGTTTGTTGTCTGCCACCCAGCAACACCAGCGCCAGCGGCAGACACAGCGTCTTGATCTCCTAGAGCCCTAACAATTGTCACCGGAGAATTTTGAGATGCAAGCCAAGCCTGAGCGGCATATGCTGCGTAAGTTGGACCTGCTCTGTTTCCATCTCTCCAAACATCATTTTTCAATGATGCTCCACCGGGTATCGGGGCGCCAAATACTGATACAAAATCTTGTAAAGAGCGAACTTTTGTCGGCACCATTGCTGGGCCTCGGAGTGTTCTACCAATAATTACCGGTCCTTCTGGGTCTGGATCTACAGAAAGTGTCGACTCATCGACCTCATTCATTTGCACACCGGGTGATAGAAAATCAAATTTTTTAGCCATTAAACTTTTCTCCTTAAATATCTCGTAATAAATAGTTCAATAAAACAAGAACTTCCTGATTTACTCTCTATAAAACTCATTATCACTTTTCCATGGCTTTTTATCGCCGATAATTGATCTTTCTCTTATTAATTTAACCTCAACTATAGTTTCTTTTCGTATTATCTGTGGTTTTGAGTCATTTTCCCCATCTCCCATCAAATAGCCTAAAACTTTAATATCAATTTTTGTTGAAAACATCCTCTCTTCTTCGGATAAATTTGAAGCGTTGTTGTTTTGAGAAAAATCTTGTTGAATGAATGCTTCATATCTATGATTGTTTTTTGTAAATACAAAAGAATTGATTTGCCCTGTTGCCGTAATGAATGGGGTTAGCATTGTGTTCATTTGTTGTTGATATTCCGACCTAAGTGTTATAGAATATGTCATTGCAACATATGTTGGTATTGGGGCGTAAAATTCTTCATAAACTATTTTTTTATTACCTTTTATGTCGGGATTAGCACCGGCAGTTTTTAAATCGCGATCATAATCTGCATTGGCGTAATTTCTTGTTTTTTCTTGCATTATCCTTCGGCCGATACAAACAGTCCCGCCTCTATATCCTCTGGGTCCTTCTTTGGAAGGAAACAAATTGGCCTGAAAGGATCCCTTAAAAGAAGGATCTTTTGTCATAGCCGTTCTTTCTATAGTTACAAGGGGCAATTTTAATCTTCCAACCGAATCTCTTAAGGCCTTGTCACTTTTAATTTGAAACGCTCGCTCCGTTGACATCCACAAGACGGGTACTTTTTTAAATCCTGTGTTCGTCACAACATGCAGGTTCATTACTTCATCAACATGCTCATAAAACCCACTATCAATGGTTTCTATGGTTGATGGTAGGATACTTGGTTCTTGAAGTTCAGGAGGCATTGAATAGACCATCTCTCGCTTTAATACATTCGGCATCTATTTCAAATTTATGATCAATTTGCCCGAACAGTTGTTTGGTTTCTAATAATTTCACTATCTCGTAGTAAATATCACCATAAAGAACAAAATCCCCTTCTCTAACATATAAATCTTGATCTTCGACAAGCCTTCTCTTATGAAATCTGACTGTTATCTTTGTATTTTTATCCATTCCTATGTTCTCGAGATAATTTGATTCAATACCTTGAAATTCAACCATGGCGTAAACCCTAATTGGAGGAAGAAACGTTTTTTCAATAGCCTCGCCATATAGGGGGTGAAAATTTGTGTGGCTAATATCAATGGGATAATATAGAACTTGCTGCCCAACAACTCTTTCGATGATTTCATCGTTGACCTGCTTAACAAGATTTCTTTCCTTCTCTCCCAAAAACATTGGAGGGGGCGGAGTTGCTGGTTGTGACCATTTATCTGACATTTATCACCCCACATATACCGGCAATGGTATTTTCTCTTGAATCTTGTTAATATTCTCTATTGTGGCCCCTTCCTTCTCGACCAACTTATCATAGGTCATCTCGTCCAAAATCTCCTTTAGTTCGTCTCGTAAGGCCGTCTGTTCTTCCTTGGCCTGTCCAAGCAGGTCACTGGCATTAAGTGTAATAGAATCGCCGGGAATGGGCACAACGCCCCCAAATTTACCCCTCACTTGCCCCAAGGTTTCTTTTGACAGAGCCAAGGCAAATCTTCGAATCCATTGTTTTCCAATTGAGTTAATGTTAACAAATGGAATGTTTTTAAACGGAAGGGTGTTCATGTTGTTAACACCTTCAAGCCCTTCGTTATCATTTCCATCGTCTTCGAAAGCATCTGATTTGACCGAAAATTTAATCCAGAATTTTTCTGGGGAGACTTGGGTTGGAATTGGGTAAAGCTTCAGATTATTATCAATAATTTCATATGAATAATGAGAAGTTCTTGTATATAAATGATCCTCATATGATACTGCTTGAAGTTTATTTTGCCATGCCGGTATTACTTGAAAGGTACTGTCATCAGCATATTGGCCATAATTGTGAAAGTCTCCAACAACGTTGAGGCCTCCATAATATCCATAGAACCTCCACATTTGTCTTGGGGATACATAATAAACTTGTCTTACTTTAATTCTTTTATTTTCAATTTTGTTATAGAAATTAAGCCCACTGTCGTTAACAGCCGAAGCTGAAATTAAATTCTGTAAATCATACACTTGCTGGTTTGTTACTCTATCAATTGAAGCAGAGTAGATTGGTTCTGTACCCCCGACGTTTGCTTTGTTAGAAAACCAATCAGAAGTCCTCTCAACCATTTCAAATTTCATTTTTGGAAATTTAAGATTGGCGTTCTCATTAGCAGCCGAACCCGAAGCTGAACCGGAGAACTCTCCAGTGTGAGCAAACGAGCCCGTAGTGCCGCCTAGGGCGCTCCCTAATGCATTTTTGGACTGGTGGATGTTAAGTAGGTAGGAGTACTCTAAGCATGCCTCCTCGTAGTTAGCATAAACGCTTATGGCCTTTAGTTCGATATCAAGAATATCTCCACCAAGTTTCTTATATGTGTATGCAACTTGAGCAGCCGCCCCAGCAAGAAAATCGGCATCTGTAGAATAAACCCCAATTGGCAATGAGGCTGCGACATCAGTTGTTGAGCCGGTTGATGGCAAAATGATGACACTTGTTTGTGAAGATGGTGTTAAGGTTGGAACAGACATATTACCATAATTAGTCTATTATTTTGCTTTCCTCAGCCTTCTTTTGTTCAAGCTGAACTTGTTGAAGTTTTTGAATTGCTTCATCCCAAGATTCAAGACCCTTAACGGGCTTCTCTTTTGTCTCGACTTTAACTTCGCATTTTTTCTTGTCTTCTTCCTGTTTGCAAATCGTCTTTTCTTCTTCAACAAGAAGCGAAGCAACTGCTTTTCCAAAATCAGGTGAGTCGGCTCCCATAAGGGCAAGAATAAAAATTAATTGCATCCTAAACACTCCATTTCATGTACGCTGCAAATTAAACATTTAAGCTGCTGTCCTTTCTTGTCAAGTTCTTCTCGAAGCGAGGCAATATCTTCGCTTTGTTGCTCGATCATAACAGTTTGCTCTTGCTGTTCTTCTTCTGCTTTCTCAAGCCGAAACCGAACATCATTCCAAGTCGTAATCATTCCAATTATGGTACCTCCGACTCCCAAGGCGATAGCTACAGTTTTTAAATCAATCTGCATTTTTTCAAATCCTCGTTGCGAATATAACTAGTCTCTGTCTATGCTAAAAGCATGCTAGTCTTTTCTCTTCGATGGCCTCGATGATTTGCTTTTTTGTGGTTCTTGAAGTGATACCTTCAATTTCAAGTTGCTCTGCAAGGGATAATAGCTCTGCCTTCTTCATTTTTTTCAATTCATCGGATGAAGGTTTTTCTTCAATAAAATCTTCGACCAATTCTGTTAGTTTTTCTTCCACCTTTCCAAGCATTTCCATGGAGGCAATTTCCATCACTTCTTCAACAATGGTATCAAACAACTCTTCTCTTTTGGTCTCTTGGAGCCTCTCGATCATTTCGGAATTGTCTTCAATAAGTTCTTTTTTATAGATACGCTCCCGTTGTCCGGGCTTAGTCTCCTTCTCACTAATCAAGACACGTTTAAATTTTTTAGCCATAGGACTCTCCTTTGTTTATTAATTAGTTATTAAATAAAAAACCCCCAACCAGCAGGAAGGGGGTTTAATTGTTAGAGAACGAAGGTAAATTATCGTTCCATGCAAATTCTTACATAATCAATTCGCAACGTATCAGCAGCCGCATCAACTCTCTGAGCGAAGTGAATTGCTGGAAAAATAATTGTCCCGTCATTTGGAACATTTGAAGAAGTAGAAACTTTAAGCGCACCATTAACATATGCATGAACCATGTTTCCATCCCAGTAATATGCCAAATTCATCCAAGTATCATCAGCAACATCTACACCAGTATCGGTAAGGGTTTCGGTGTCTCCTTTTGCGGTTATAAGATTTATGTCTGTCGCTGCATCTCCGGCGATAACATAAAAGCCAATGGCGTCTTCTGTTGCCCCACCGCCATCTGTCAAGATAGATGTCTCCTCAGCGCCGTCATCAGAAGCCAACCCAACAAACCAACCAGTCAAATCAGCATCTGAATTTTGAATTCTACATTCAAACCACAGTTTGCGAGAAGA